ATAATTTAAAATATCCAATTTCAATTTTATAATTAAATATTATATATGCCTACTCATAAAAGTAATGATTATAAATTAACAGCAGTTCAATATTATTTAGTTGAAGATAAAACACAAGAAGAGGTTTGTAAAATATTCAAATGTTCTCCAAGAAGTTTAATGCGTTGGGTAGAACGATACAAAAAAGATGGAAATGTAGATATTCATTATAGAAAACCACTTGCTTATAAAGTTAAAAAGAATATGTTAAATTTATAGTAGATGAAATAAATAAAAATAAAACAATCACATTACAAGAATTACACCAAAAACTAAAGGATAAATATAAAACTGCTGACATAAGCACTATGCAACTTTTTAGAGTTGTTCGTGATAATAATATTACTTTGAAACTTACAAGAATTCGGCACGAACCAGTAAAACGATTTGGAAAAGATATTGATATAAACTCAAAAATAAAAGAATTTTATGAAGAAGTCAAAAAATACAAAATAGAAGATATTATTTGTATTGATGAAACAAGTATAAAATCTTTACAAAAACGAAACCATTGTTATAGTAATAAAGGTAAGAGATGTGTAATAAAAACACAATCTCAAGAAGTATTCAAAAAATATACTGGTGTATTTGCTATTTCTGTAAATGGTGTAATACATTGGGATTTATATGAAAAAGGTGGAATAAATACAGATAGGTTAATTGATTTTTTAGAACACAATATTACAAGTAAATTAAGGAATAAATTAATTATTTTGGATAATGCATCCTCACATAGAAACGAAAGAATAAAAGCATTAGTGAATAAACATAATAATATTTTATATGCTGTTCCATATCAACATTTCACAAATTCCATAGAAAATTATTTTAGTATGCTAAAATCACGATTACAAAAATTAAAAGGGTTAAAGTATGAAAACCTAAAAGAAAATATCCAAAAAGTAATAAGTGAAATACCGAAAGAAAAATATGAAAATATATTTAAGGGTGCTTATGAAAGAGCAGAAAAATATGTTCCAAAGAATAAAACGAGAAAGGTGAAGAAGAATTATAAATAATTTTTATATAATTTGTGCTATATAAAAATCGGCGTTTGAAATGTTAAAAGGTGTAAAATTATATTTATATTAGAATTCTTATACTTGTTCTTGTAATAGTTCTTCTATAACTTCTTCTTCTTCTTCTTCTACTACTTGTTCTTCTTCTATAACTGGTGCTTCTTCTTCTGTAACTGTTTCTTTGTTATGTTTGGCGAATAAACCATAATTACCACCATAATATGATAAAAAATCTTTTATTCTTTCTGAATATTTATTTTTTAGGATTAAATTTTCAGTAGAGTTATGTGCTTTGTGTAAATGTTCTGAATTAGGGTGGCCTCTAAAAGTCCCTGTATTATCAGTTGGTAGATTTACTTTTCTTCTAGTATGTGTTTCTTCTGATTGAATTGCATAATGTGCAATAAAAGCGTGTGCTTTATCAAACGCAATATCACATTCATTAAACGCATTTGGTGGTGATAATACTTTATTATTTATTGTTATATTTCTTAATGTATTAACAATATTATAAAAATGAGGATGTATAGAATTTATTATTTTTGATGGTCTTACAAAAGATTTGACGTGTTTATCTAATTTCGCATCAGACCTAGTATAATTATCAATCATTAAACCTTTTGGTTCATTTACATGATTGTTTGAACCAAAAGGAACCCAATTAATTGCCAATTGATCAGCATATCTAAATGCATAAAGCATATGTTTAACATTTTTGAAAGAGTTTAAAACAACAAACTCATCAGCATCCAGATAAATCATCCAATCTGCGCCAAATTTTTGGGCAATTATTTTTGCACGGTTCATTAATGGAATCTTTACCTTTGACGGAATTTCACATCTTTCTACATAAACTCTACTATCAAAATTAGCAAATTCTGATGTTAATGGTATAATAGATTTATGGTCAAAAATATAAACAATGTCAAATCCTATCAATAAATGATGTGTAACCCACTCTTTAATATTTTTTTCGTCACGAGCATTGGTAAAAAGCATAACTCTATTTATAATTTTTCTTTGTTCATTACTAATTTCTACGTTTTTTGCTAAATGTAATGATCTATTTTTGTTCAATACAAAATTCATTGATTTATTTTTAATTACATTTAAATTTTATATTATTTACTAATTTTACACATTTGGACATTTACACCATTTTATAATTAAAATTGTAGAAAAACAAGATAAATATATTAGTGTAAAATAATTTTATCAAGTAAAAAAAACAAAGTTTTTTTATTTAAATACTATAAAATGAGTTTTGAAAAACAGGTTCAAGAATGGGTTTCAATTGATAATCAACTTAAAATATTTAATGATAAGATTAGGGATTTGAGAGAAAAGAAGAATGCACTATCTGGAAGTTTAACAAAATACGCAGAATCTAATAATTTAGCGAACTCTGCTATTCAAATAAGTGATGGTAAATTAAAATTTACAAATACAAAAGTGACTGAACCACTAACATTTAAATATTTGGATAAAACACTTTCAGAAGTAATTAAAAATGAAACTCAAGTTAGACAAATTATGGAGCATATAAGAGCGAAACGTCAAGTTAAAATTATTCCAGAAATAAAGCGTTTCACAAATAATTAAATTTTATATTTATTTTATAAATATAAAACAAAAACTATTTGTTAAATTGTTATGTAAATAATATGTGAATAATGTATATGTCTAGTTTATTGAATCCCGATGATTTTACATTATATCAATCTGGTGGTAAATTAATGAGTGGAGATTTTGAAATTAATCTAGATAATCAAAATGGAGGAGGTAGTGGTGATAATTTATTGAAAAATTTAGCGATGCCATTATATTATTTTTCAAAAAGTGGAGGTAAAAAAAAATATCATAACTATGATGAAGAAGATGAACAAGATAAAAAAGTTATTGATAATGATATATTTGATAAACTTTTAAAAATGGTTGAATACAAAGCTGATGATAAGAATCTTGATAAAAATGTTAATAAAAGCAAAAAAAGAGGCACAAGAAAACATAAGGACATAATAAAAGGAAAAAAAACTAGAAAAAATTAACCATTCCAATTATTATAGTTAAATGGTGAAACCAAAATCTCACTTATTTTTGTTTTCCAATAATCTACTCGTTTTTCCATAGCAATATCCTTTGCTGTTTTTGGGTATGGACTTGTATTTTGCATCATTTCTTCTTCTTCAGTTGTAATCCTTGGTTTATAACCATAACAATTTACTCCAAATTGAACACGTGGGTTATCAATATAACCTCCATTTATACCAGGTCGGCCACAATCGTGTTCATGTCCTGGAATTGTTTGTAATTGGTCATAAGTTGCTTGTTGTGTTGGAAATAACGCCATTTGATTGTAAGACCAACCATAGTTACACCACTCTCCACCGTTTTTATATGAATCTTCTATTTGGGAATAAGTTGCCAATTCAGAACCGTATGCTTTACATAAGCTTTTGGCATCTTCATAACCATAATAATTTCCAGGAATATTAAATACTTGTTTTTTTCTAGAATAAGTTGGGGCAGTTGGACTTTCACTTGGTTCTGGCGTTGGTTGTGTTACTTCTACTTGAATCTGTGGTTCACCTGTTACTAAATTTTTTATAGATGCAACAATATCAATATTAAAAAAATATTGTAGACCATTAATTACTATTAATACAACAAATAATGCGACTGAAATAATTATTAAAGTTGTTGAAGCAGGTTTGCTTTCTGAACTTGTTTGTTCTTGTGAGCTGAACATTCCACTATTATTATTATTGTTATTATTTCCTAAAGATAAAAAAATTGCAATATAAATAACAACAATAACAATAATTATTATAAATACACTAGGGTTTAATAAATATGCATTAACATAATCATAAATATTGTCTGTTTCTGTAGTTGAACTTGTGCTAACTTCCATATATATTAATGCAGTGTTTTTTTTCTATAAAAAAGACAATATGCCTTTGGACTTATTAATTTACTTGTGTCTTTTATTTCAGATACTTCGCGATCATTATAATGATACCATTTTCCATTTGCATTTTTAACTGACGCAGTATAATGTCCACCATTAACGTTTCCACTATGATTACATATACCGTATAAATCATATTTGTATTCTTCTTTTTTATACCCAATAACATATTTTGATAAATCTAAATTCTCAAGTGGAAACTCTATTAAAATTTGATTTTTACGATTGCTATAATTAAAACGTTTCAAATCTATCGTAAGAACTGAAGGAAAAGACCAATAAGATATTTTCTTTTTTACATCTTGTTTTTTACCTGTACTCTCATTAAACCACGCATTTTCACCTTCTAAAACTTCACCTTCAACATACAAATCAAAACAATCTAACAATGATGGTGATTTATTTCCTTGTGGAATTGGTAAATTTATCATAAAATATGGTTCAGGTGAAGAACTTAAAATCTTATTTGTTTCAATTGAAATAATCTGTGAAACGTGCGTTCCATAAAAAATATTCCATATTTCAGAATAATCCTTCTTGTACATTTTTTTTACCATTTCAAAACATTGTCTAGCTAATTTGTCTGTGTCATTTTCTGGTACACCATTTATTGTCATATTAACTTCCCTTGAAATTGAATTATGAAAACAATCAACAATAAAAATTAAAAATTCTGGAAGATCATTTTGAGCATACCCTGTAAACATTTCCATATCCTTTAATTCAGCAATTTTCTGAACAGTCTTAATAAATTTTCCAGGTGAAATAACACAATTATCTTTCCACATCAGTTTTCGGAGTTCATCCCATTCTAGTATCATTGCAGAATCATATATGTTTTTTATATGTTTTTTATATGTTTGTTTATTCAAAAAATTATTCAATTCGTAAGTATGGGATAAAACTTGAATGCAAGAATTTATATAACACGTATTGCCTAAATTCGCAAGACCTGAGATTCCCTTATCATTGTATTCTTGATACTTTTGCATTTATTATTATATAAAAATATATATTTAAACATATTTATTTAATATTTAATATTATCATATCTTATGTCAAACAGAATTCGGGTTAATAGAAGAATAAATAACGAGAGAATGATACTTACAGAACAACAAATAAATTTAATTTCAATATATGAAAATTTTTATAATCAAACATCAAGACAAATACAACAACTTAATTCAAGACAAAATGATATACTTGATACTATTGATTATATTATAAGAATGCCAAATAACTATACGAGAGAATATGAACCTGAAAACGAATCTGAAGCCGAACAAAGACAAACAACTGCAACTGCAAATTCAACCACTAATTCAAATGGTAGAAGAATTAATATTAATGGATATCCTTATACCATTGATTATGAATATTACAATATTCCTATTAGAAGACAAACAGATACATCTTTTAATAATTTGTTTAATAATTTGGGTACTAATATTATTAATAATTCTGAAACACAAAATAATATAGTTGATAACATTATAAATAATTTTGGAAATTTTAATATGCTTGAACAATTTTATTCAAATGTACCAATTTCACCATCTAATCAACAAATTATTAATGGAACAATAGTCGCTCCGTTCTGTGAATTAATAAATCCCTGTAATAATAGTTGTCCAATTACACTTGAAACTTTTGAAAATAATACAGTTGTAACACAGCTTAGAGGTTGTGGACACGCTTTTAACTCAATTAGTATACAATCTTGGTTTATAACAAGTCCAAGATGTCCTGTATGTCGTTATGATATTCGTAATTATATTCCTACTACTCAAAATTTTCAACCAGAAGCAGAAGCTCAAGCTGAAGAATCAGACCAAGAAGATGAAGAAGAGGAAAAAGAGGAATCAACAAACACAGTTAATAACACAAATTCTCAATCTGAAAACATAAGTCAAGAGAGAAATCTTAATCCAATAAATAGAACAAATGTTGCTTCAAATTTAACAGGTTTTATAATTAATGAGCTTTTGGGTGCAGTTACTCGTGTCAATACAAATATTTCAACTAATCGTTTTTTACAGGACCCTTCTCATAATGAAATAAATCTTGAAAGATTTTATCAATAATTTATTTCAATTAAAGGAATTAATACTTAAAATTTATTTTAGTTGATTAATATAATGGTAAAAAAAATAAACATTTCAAAAAAAATTGAAGAACCTGAAACTGAAACAGAAGAAGACAAATCAACTATATCAGAATCAGAAGAATCAGAAGAATCAGAAGAAACTATGGGAAAAATCAACGAAGAAATCAAAACTACTTCTTTAATTATGAGAACAACTACATCCACAATTTATTTTATATATGACGCAACTAAAATATATCTATTGTGGGTTGTCTTGCATTATGGTGCAAGCCAATTATACGCACCAGTGTGTTCCCCGTATACATTATGGGGATTTATTATTACACCAATTCTTTCAGTAACCCCTCAATGTAAAGCATTGCGTTGGATTATTAATACTGGTGGAAATACAATGGAAACAATGTGGGTTATTTTAGGAGCTTGGTTATGTGCTAAGATAATACCTTATGCTTCAAGTTCGTTTAGTAATACATATAACAAGATTAAATAATTAATATAAAATACATAAAGACAATTTGTTATATGATAACATAATACAATGTCAAAAAAACAGTCATCAAGAGTCGGATTTAAATGGAATATGAATGAGATTAATCGTCTTCATAATGAATATGAAATCAAAGAATTGGATGTTAATGATATTGCAAAACTTCATAAAAGAAGTGTCGGTGGAATTTTATATAAATTGGCAGAGGAGGGAATCATTTCAGAAACGTGGGATGATGCAAGAGGATGGGTTAATACTACTGAAAAAAAGGCACCAGTTAGAAATCAACTAAAAATAAATATTGATGCGTGTTGGGATAGTGATAGTGATAGTGAAGATGATTCCGATGAAGAGTATACTTTACAGGATGCACAAAATGATTATGATTCTTATTCACAAATTGATAAAATTAATTTTTTCAAGAGCATTTTACCTTCTTCATTGTAAGAAAAGGTATGGAACCATATAATTATAATTTTCTATTTTTTCTAGATTTTTTATTTTTTCTAGATTTTTTATTTTTTTTATTTTTTTTAGATTTTTTATTTTTTCTTTTTCTTTTTCCACCTAAAAATTGTGTAACTTTACTTTCTAGATCTTCATTTATACCATTTTTTTCATAAATTTTGTCAAGAAGACTCGCAATTTCTGGAATAATATTTGGTGATGTAGTTTCTGTAATAAGAAGTCCGTATGTTCCTAAATAATATATTGTATAACCGAGCTCATCTGGTTCTGTTCTAAAATCAGAATCCACAATTTGTTCCACAACACGAATAGGAATACTAGTTTTTTTATTTTCATCATTTGTTAAATTAACCCAAGGATTATAATCTTCATGATTATATCTTCTTGCATGTCTGGCATACATTAATTTAAAATTTAGTTCTTTTTTAGTTTCTCCTCGTTTAGTTTTGAAATCAGTTTTACCAATATATGTTCCTATATAATCAACACTTTCTTCAAAAACATCACGAAATCTAATTATGTAATTTTTACCAATTTCTAAATCATCTAATCTTTGTATTTTTTCAAAATTTTGAGAACTTGTATTAAAATCGGTCTCCATATATATTTAAGAGTATATTTATTCTACATCCATTTTTAGCGAATTATCAAACATTTTCCCCCAAATTTAGATACAATTACAACGCGCTATTTTATTATTTAGTGGAAGATAAAACCCAATAATCGGCGTTTGAAATGTTCAATGGTATAAAATAAATATTATATTTTTTATTATAATATTTATTACACCAACCAAAAAGAAAAATGATACAAACTTTCTGATATTTTACATCCTTGAAAATTTTAAGTGTATATAAAATTTTATTTTCTATGCCACCTTTATAATTTTTATAATATGCTCATGCTTATTATAAAAATCAAAATATGGATCGCCAATAAGGTCTACTAGTGATTCATCAATATTTTCCTTTTGCAAATAATTCTTTAATTGGTCGTTGTCCTTGCTTTCGATTATTGGTTTCTCTCAAGAATTCATCAAACAAAAGTGCTTTAACTTCACTATTTTTAAGCTTCTCCAGTTTCTCTTCAAATTTATCTGGAGGTGTTGATTTTTTCAATTCTTGTATTTCATTCTTAAATTTGGCAATTTTCCTATTGCCAATTATTCCTTGCATAGCCCACATTTTCTCCAATACAAGTGCAAATACTTGTTGAACCGGTTTCATAATTTGATTTGTAATATAATGTGAATAATCTATCTTCAAGTTGGCCTCTTTAATGTATGTAGGTGTTTCTATTTTCTCTCCTTGTAAAGCCTTCTTATTTGGATTATGAATATATACAAATGGAATCCTATCTCCGGAACTGGGTTTATTTCCTGGATCTCTAGCAGTGATTCTATCTGCCAAAACCTTATGAGCAATCTGTTGTGGATTTTTGTATCCTGACCTCAATGATTTTGTTATTACTAATTTATCAATTGGATACGCTTCGTCTACAATATTGCGTAAACAATTGCGTAGAAATTCTCTTGCCTTCTTAATATCCTGCTCCTTCATTAATATATCAATAATACCTCCATATACGTCTTTAACAATTGGTGCATTATCACGACGCTTTAATACAATACCCATTTCTTTTCGTTTGCATTTATCCGGGTCGTCTTCATAAAGCATACCAACATATCGTTTCTTAGATAATAAACAAAATGGCATAAATGTTTTTTCGTATTCCAAATCGTGTGGGTCTTTTAAAAACTGAGATGCTAAATGACCTGCTTCTTTTGCAAGTTCAATTGTAATCTCAAGTGCTTTCTTGCCTTTTATTGGCTCACCTTCTGTTGTATGCAAATTAAATGTGAAGAATACAGAGTCCGTGTTATGAACAATTAGATTCCCTATTCCAGCTGCAAAATGATGATTATCCGTTGTAAGGTCATAAACATAACCTTCATATGGTATCTCGTTTATTTTTTTTATTTTAATAAGATTTTTTCGTTGAGTATTATGTGTCATTGTTGTTCTATAAACATTTGGTTTATCACTTCTAGTATTAATTGAAGTATTCCAACCAATACTACGAGCTAACCAATTTATATGAGAAGAGCTAATTTGATTTTTTTGGTCAATTTTTGTATTATCTTTATCTCCGTATGCGTCATATAACCCATTCATAAATGCATTACGAATACACAAGCTTCCATTTAAAACCTCTTGAGGAATTATTTTTGATTTTTTGTAATATAATTTTTCACGATAATAATTAACAAATTTTGAAATTGAACCGTATTTACTGCATCTTGGAGTAATTTTATAAACACCAGAACTTTCATGAGTTTGCATTACAACCCACTCAAAATTGGAATATACTATTTTACATAAATTTATATATTTTTCTATTATTTCAGTTGATGCATTATTCAAAATCCAAGTTGGGTTTTTACCTGATGGAAAGTCATATGAATCACAGCTTCCATCTCCAAAGAAGAAACCCATAATTTCAGCTTCTTCCTCTGTAATAATATCATTAGTATTATCTTGAACCATTGGAGGTAAATTATGCAATAGCTCAGTTCCAATTTCACAATCATTTGGAGTTATTTCTTCTCCAGAATTTTTTATAAGAGAATGATCATCTGTTACATCCACTAATCCAGTATGTGTTAGAATACGTAACATTTTTTTATGAGATGCCAAGTTGTGACGGATGACTCTATGTAATTTTGTCCATCCTTTATCAGACCAAGTATTAACTCCTTCTAGTTCACAGAACTCTTTATCTTGTTTTCCTGGTTCTGAACATTTTAGCCAATTACTATTACCATATTTATCTGCTACCTGTTCAATCGTACATATGTTTATCTGTCTATTTACACTAATATAAATTGGAGTGTAACTTGCTACACTGTCGCCATATATGTACTCAGCTTTCGTCAAGACAGGACCATATTTAGATGTATCACAAATAGTATTTCCGTAAGTCTCTTCAATAATACGCTTTGCATATGTCAAAAGCTTACGTCCAGTTGCAGTAGTAGAAGCCGCAATATCTTTCTCATAAAACGTGCTTGAACTAGCACCACATTGACCATATAATGAATTTGCAGTTACCTTATAACCTAATTGACGCTTATCTAATACGTTCTTCATAAACTCATCAGTTTGTTGAGGAATTAATTTTCTAGTTGTTTTACGTGCTAATAATAGTTCCTCTAAAATTGAAGGCATAATAGCCCTGGTACCTTCAGGAAATTGTGCAAACCTACAGATTTTATAACCGTTCTTCACTTTTTCTGCAGCAGACGTAGGTGATTTGCGCACGTATTTAAAAGTATCATAGCAAATATCAACATAATCATATCCTGGTAAATTATCATAAATGAAAACTTCACCTGTCTCGTCCGTTTCACCTGTGATAGTTAAGAGTTCATTGTTTAGATTATATTCTTTTGTCCAAACCTTACTATCGTGTGATAAATTCTCTGACATCATTGAACTGGGGTAAAGTGACGCATAATCTACACAAGCCACAGGGTCTTCCAAATATAAATCACACTTAGGGTCCAGAACAATTGCGCCTTCATAACCGTCATCGGAATCTAATTTTTCTAATACTGGCATCAAGGTTTCCTTCTCTCTGCATTTTTTTGCTACATAACTAGTAAGCTTAATTCCTTGACCACGCAATACTAAGAAACTAATAGGAACTGAACAAATCTTAGCCATCTCAATAAATCCTGTTAATATATCAACTTTATTCATCAAATAATGCACTAGGTTACAATCTTGTATACAGTATTTCGCAATTACTGCACGGTCATCTGCAGTGCCATTTGTCATTTCAAATATATCCTTTGGTGTTACATCATCCTTGGATAAACACCAACGCACTTTCTTTGAAAAGTTTGGCTTAATATTACCATAAACGATAAAATAATTTTCGGATTTATTTACGTTTGCTACTTTGAATTTAGCTCCATCATTATAATAATCTGTAGAATGACCAATCTCTTCAAAATGCACGAAACTGCCTTCAAGAAGCCCAGTCATATTTCCAGTTTTAATTTGTGTTGTTTTTTCTCTCTCATCATAATCCAATGATTTTACATAATCTCCAATAAAATGACCTGCTACATAATCAAGCTTATACGATGTGAGATTTTCTTCACGTCTAAAGAAGTTATAAAGATCTATTTGAACACGTCCATTCATTTTTATATACTTCAAATCGTGTTGTCCACTTGCAATTTTAATACTTGTTTCCTCTAATTTGTATCGTTTAGTATCACTATCACGATCTATATTTGCACAAATTTCTTCTTTGTTTCTAGATAATTTCAAAAATTCTCTTACACAACCGTTTTCTTCTGCGCGACTAAACATAAATTGGTAATCAAAACCAAATATATTATATCCAATAATAATATCCGGATTTTCACGTTGTATTAAATCTGACCATGCAAGTAGAACCCTTTCTTCTGTTTTATATGTTTCTAACTGAGAATTTTCTACTGGTAAATCAGAACAAGTATTAAGAACAATACAATGATTTAAATAAGGTTCTTGTTCTCCGTATTTCAAAAAGGTAGAACCTATAAACGTAACCTTATCACCTTCTAATCTAGGAAATATACTAGATAAAGATATATCAATTTCTCTTAATTTTGTTTCACGTTCATATTTTTTATCACATAAAATATCTACAACTGTTCCGTTTATTTCTTGACGTATTTTTTTCTTTTTATAACCATAATAATTATTGCCCTCTTCTCCGTCTTCTTCTTCGTTATTATAGTCTTGATTCATCGTTTCAAACATATCTTCAATATTCATTTGACCATCTAATTCATCATTTGACTTTTTATCACTTCTTACTAATTTACCAAGCCATATCTCCGTTTTATTTTTAACTTCTTCTTCAGTAATTTTATTTTTAGGATACACTAAATCAATCATTTTCATAGTATTCTTGTAATTAAATGCACATAGTAAAATCTCGCGAAGTTTGCACTTGCAAAGCTCCGGTGTTAAATTTACAGATAAAGATTCAATATATTCAACAATATTAGTTGCCAACTTCTTATAATACTTAACAGGGATTGGAAAGTCACCGTGGCTACTACTAGCCTCAATATCAAAACTACATATTTTATAAGGAACTCGCTTTTCATTCTCATTGAGTGCTAATATACTTTTGTAATCAATAACAAATTCATAAGTACAGTTTGTTTTCCGGTCTATTTTTATTTCAATCGTCTTCTTTTTAGGTAAAGCAACCCATCCAGAAGGGCTAATATCTTTAATGTGAAAGAATCTTAGTAATGGAGGAATATTTGCTTCATACAAATACATTTGAGTTTTACCCCATACAAGCCCATTCTCTAATAATTTACGGTTGTTATCATACCATAAATTTTTGGACTTGTTAAATACTTGCATATTTTCAAAACTAATAAACAAGAATTTGTGATGTTTACCACAATCAAAACCGTACAATTTCTTTTTTTTTATTAGTTTGCATTCACAAATAGAGTCCTGATAATATTTTCCTATTTTATTTTTCATAAAAACCAGGAAAGATTCCTTTGTTTCTTGTTTCCAAGAATCATCTACTTTTATGTAGAAGAATGGCTTAAAATTTTCGGCAATAATAGAACAACTCTCACCTTTTTCATTAATACCAAACATTTGTATAAGAAATTTATTTAAATCTTTTTTTACACCATAATTTTCGCCATCCGAACTATCACAATCTTCTTTCTCATTGTACACATTAAAGTCAAATAGTCTGAATATAGATTCCATAATATTATACTGTATTTATAGTTGTAATATGACATTATTTCTAATTCAATTTTTTAATCAATAAAATAAGATAATGAACTAATTATATTATATTATTTGTTTTTTGACCATCTTTTACGACCATATTTGCAGTGTTGTTTTTGAGAAAATCCCTTGGGTCTTTTGCAATTAATACTTTTTTTATATTTCATTGACCATTTTTTACCTTTACGCAATTTTCTTTTATTTCTTATAGTTTGTTTTTTACCACCTATCATAGAACCAGAACCAGAACCGTTTGAAGACCCTGATTTACTATTAACCCACGCCTTTAATGCATCTTCATTTCTATCTCCTTCATAATCTTCAACACGTTTACCTTTAATATGTTTAAATGTTGGAAATCCTGATGGTTCTTTTCCAATAAGAGAAAGTAGTTTTTTTGAATCCGCATTGTTTAATAATTTTTCGTTTAATAACGCGACAACTACGCCTTTATGAACTAGACCTTTGAGCTTTTTCCATTCAGGTTTAGCATTTTTACAGGGGTGACAAGTTTGCATAAAAATAAATAAAAATACATCATTATCATTCTCTATGTCTTTAATTAATTCACTAATTTTATTAGAAGTTTTTGATGGAGTATCAATATCAACGTATTCGTCTGGTTTTGGCTCATCTACTTCACCAATCTCAACATATTTAAAAGCTGAATTCATATAAAATATTACTAGAAAATAAAAGAATCATACAATTTTATCACATCTAATATATATGATAGCATTAATTGTATTAATTTTAGTAACATTTTTAACCGGATTATATTTTTGCTCTAATTATACTTCTTCTAAAGCATTAGAAGGATTAACAAATAATTCAAATAATCAATTTAGATGTCCAAATGTATTACTTCAAAAAGGTTCTAGATTTTATCTATATAATTCACAAGTTGCAATGGTTCCTGGTGTTAACCCTATTGAGTTTGACAATTTAGAAGATTATACTGAATTTATTGAATGGCAACGCAGTAAAGGAATTAGATGTCCTGTCTTGTATTTACAAAATAGTTATGATGCTCAAGGTGAATCTGTTTATAAAGTTCGTCCAAGTGTAACAGAACCTCAAGGTGGGTTACCTCCTTCAATTACAACAATCCCTACTGCACCAAATCCTACATTACTAATTGATGCTACAAGAAATGATAATCCTTATAATATTAATTCCGTTCCAGCATATGACCAAACAGATTTTTATATTGGTTCAACAACTCCATTAGATACTATGCCAAACGAAACTGAAGAAAATTTACTTTACAGTCCAAATCCAATGGATGATAATTGGGGTGGTCAAAAATACACTCAATCTTTAGTAGATTCTGGGTACTATGCAGGCAATGAAGTTTCTATTGCTATTTCTTAAAATAATATTTTATTGAAAAAATAAAATATCATTTGGAAAAATTAATGACTATCAATGTATTTCATAACAGAATTTAAACTAACTTTTGCATCACTCAATGTTTTTAATGCTGACAATAATGCCATATTTGGATTTGGTTTACCTGCTTCTGGTTCACTATCTAAATTCATATTTAATGATGTTTTCAACATTAATAAACTAATATAATCATCTAAATTCAATAAAATATTTTCATAATCAGCTCTGTATTTACTTATTAATAAAGTATCTTGAATCTTAACAACTGATGCCTTTAATTTGGCATTATATGCAGAAGCATTTCCGGCTTCTCCTGAACTCGCTGCTCCAGCATCAGACATATTTGTAGCGCCTTCTAATACTTTTACTTGCAATTTTAAAAATTTAACTGCCATAAATACTAAAATTCCTACAACAACAAGCATTCCTATGAATTTTAAGAGGTCTTCATTATTATTAACCATTTATATATTATTTATTATACAAAAATTTTGTGATATTTTCTATAACAGTTTTGCTAATTTTTCGTTTTTGTCCTTTTTCATTTACATAAGTTAAATTATTCATTATGTCAGGTTGATTATTTAACTGTATAATAAGATTTGAAATTGTGTTAAAATGTTTCATAATAGCAATTGCAGTAGTTGAACTAATCCCTGGAATTTGACAAAGCATTATTTCACCAATGTTTTCAGATGTAATGTTTTCTTTTTTTACCTTTTTCACAACACTACAATAGTTCTTTTCGGTTTCTTTCGTATCATTACTTTCTTCTTCACTATTATTTGAAACTATCTGTTTGTTTGAATAAAATCCAAATTTATTTTCTTTTTCAGATTTTTCAATTTTATAAGCCATATTACAAATCATAATACTTGTTTCATCTAAATTAAATGTTCTTAAAACAGAGAATCCTTTAAAATAATTAAGAGAAACAATAGTAGAATAAAGCGTTGTTTTTTCTATTTTATTCTTAAATAAATTTGTTTGATGAGAGAATAACATCTTATTAATATCACCTTCTATCAAATAAATAATGTTATGATTGTGGTGTGGTGATCCATTTAATCTGTATGACTGTTCTTCATATCTACCATCCTTAATGCTGGCAGCTAAATCTGATAAACTTTTTCTTTCAATTACAACTTTTTCTTCTTCATTATCACATATTATAATATCACCAAGAGGTAATGCTTCTACAATGATTTTAATATCTTTATAATTCGGAATAATTTCAATGTAATGTCTACATAAGGCAATTAATTCGTTCTCTCTGTTATCTATCTTAATTATCATTTAATAACTTTATAAAGAAGTTATTAAATTATTTTTTATAATATTATTTTTTTGTAATTTCTTTTTTTCCTTTTTACATAAGACCACGTCTTGCGTAAACTTGGTATCTTGTACCTTGAGTAGGATGTCTTGTAGTATTTAATAAGAAAATAGCTAGACCAGGAACAGATTGAGGGGCTCTAACTAAATAGTTTCCCATATTACCACGACTCCATGTAGTACCAAATGTAACTATTCCTGCTTTTTTATCACCACCACAAGAACCACCAGTTGAACACCCACGATTAGTAAGAGATTCAGAATTTCTAGCTGCTTTGCCTCCAGACATATAAGTCATTCCTGTCATTTATATATACCCTTAATATTATTTATTTTTAAAGATAATAAATAAAATATATAAAAGAATAAATACATAATAATATAAATGGAATTTGAAAAGGAAATATTGCACGACGATGATATTTTGAAATCAGATGATGGATTAATTTTTAATCCATACAATCCCTTAAACACAGAGATTACATTGAGCGAAGTTCAATCTATTCTCACTAAATATGGCGTTCCTGGTATTATAAATAATATTAATTTGTACAAACGTGCATTTGTTCATCGTTCTTATACAAAAAGACCAAATATTGAAAACATAACTCAAAATATTACTATTGTTGAACAACCTCACGATTGTCTTCCTCTAAAAACAAAATCAAATGAACGACTTGAGTTTTTAGGCGATGGAATATTAGAGTTAGTTACTAAATATTATTTATATCGCAGATTTCCTAAAGAAAATGAAGGTTTTATGACAGAGAAAAAAATTGCAATTGTTAAAAATGAGGCTATTGGAAAAATTGCACTAGAAATGAGATTAAATAAATGGCTTATTCTTTCAAAACACGCAGAGGAAAAAAAAACACGCACCAATTTAAAAAAATTGGGTTGTTTATTTGAATCTTTTTTAGGTGCTCTGTTTCTTGATTTCAATAAAATAAAAGTAAAAGATGATGAAGGTTGGTTTGAAAACGTATTTGTTACTGGTCCTGGATTTCAAATGGCTCAAAAATTTGTTGAAGCTATTTTTGAAAAACATATTGATTGGATTGCATTGATTCAAAATGATGATAATTATAAGAATATTTTACAGGTTAAGATCCAAAAAGAATTCAAAGTAACTCCACACTATTTAGAAATTGAACACGATGCTGATACTGGTTATAAAATGGGTGTTTATTTATGTGTTGGACAACATATTTATAATATGTCTTGCAATGAAGCTATTCATATTAATTCATTGAAAACATTTTCAGCAGTAAATGATTACATAAATTCAAATGATGGAAAAATATTTTTATTCTTGGGGCAAGGACAACATAAAATTAAAAGAAAGGCCGAACAACTTGCCTGTAATGAAGCATTATCTTATATTGATGTTTAACTTCTTTGATTTATAATCTATTTATTTGTATTATTATTAAATAAATATATTGAAATTATATAAGTAATTATTATGAATCCTTTAGAATCTTTAAAATCACAATTAAGGGCTAAACCTGCAACTACTGAACAAGTTATGAAGAAAATAAAAGTAAAGGTTCCAATTGAAAGTAAACCTCAAAAAATTGATATTGCAAGTGTTAAAATTGCAGATCTTCGCGAAGATAATGCTGATTTTGATATTTCTGAATTGACCAAAAGACTTATTGAGAATAAACTTGCAAAAGTAAAAGAACTTGTTCCTAAAGATAATAAACCTCAGGTTTTAGAAGTAGAAGATGAGACTTTTATTATTAAACCAAAACCCAAAGCTAAAAAACTTAAACGACCTCTTTTGAAAATAGTAGAAGAATTAGAAGGTGAACCTGAAGTCCCACATATTGAAGCAGTTAACTTGGATGAAAAAGAATCAGAAGAACTAATAGTTCCAGTTGAAGTTGAAGTTGAAAAAACTAAAAAGAGAAGAACTGTCAAACCTGTAAAGGGTGTATCTGTATTAAACCCTGAAGAATGGGTTGAAATAAATGGTGAAAATGTGGTTGAACGTCTGCCAAAAAAACAACCAAATGTTATTTACAAGGTAAGCAGTTATTATATGAATAATCGCGAAATATTTATGAATTTTATAAATTCTCTCTTTTCACCTTATCGCGAACAAGTTTTAGATGAAAGTAATCCTGTTACTTGTGATACTATTGGAAATATTGGACAAGACATATCGTTACTAACACACCAAAAAATTGTTCGTGATTATTTGAATTTATATACACCTTATCGTGGACTCCTTTTGTATCACGGATTAGGGTCTGGTAAATCGCTATCATCTATTGCAATTGCTGAGGGTATGAAAAGCGCCAAAAATATTGTTATTTTATTGCCTGCATCTTTAAAAGCTAATTACTTAGATGAACTTAAAAAGGGAGGTGACCCTATTTACAAATTAAATCAATTTTGGGAGTGGGTTTCTATTGTTTCTAACCCAGAAGCATTAGACACATTGTCTAGCGTTCTTAATTTACCAGTTGAATATATTACTAGAAAAAAGGGTGCCTGGTTAGTAAATGCAAAAGAACCTGAAAGCAACTATGAATCTTTTAACCCTAAACAAAAAGAAAGTTTGAATGAACAATTAGATGAAATGATTAATTCAAAATACAAGTTTATTAATTATAATGGCATTAGGAGAGATAATTTTCGTGTTATGTCAGACAACTTTGAGAGAAATATTTTTGATAATAAAGTAGTAATAATTGATGAGGCACATAATTTTGTTAGTAGAATTGTTAACAAGCTTGGAAAAGAAAAGTCTATTCCTATGGATAAAACTGGTAAAAGAGAGAAAGTTAGTGTATTCCTTTCCTTAATAATGTATGAGATGCTTTTAAGAGCAGAAAATGCTAAAATTGTATTACTATCAGGTACACCTATTATTAATTATCCTAATGAAATTGGTATTATGTTTAATATACTTAGAGGGTATATAAAGACCTGGGAAATCCCATTAGATATTAAAACTACAACAAGAATAAATCAAGCAGAAATTGAAAGAATATTTGCAAATGAAAAAATTCACGATTATATTGAATACAGTGCATCAAATAAGAAATTAATGGTTACACGTAATCCATTCGGTTTTGAAAGTAAAATAAAGAAGGATAGTGGATATCATGGAGTAACAAACAAAGATGGAGAGAAAAAAGACCCTGTTACTGGAAAGGTTGTATTTTATGAAAGAGGACAAGCAACCGATGAAGAATTTGAAAAGAAAATAATAAGATTGTTGAGAGATAATCAAATTGATGTAGTTCACGCAGGAATTAAAATTGATATGTACAAAGCATTGCCTGATAAGATTGATGATTTTTTAACAATGTTTGTTGATGCTGCCAATGGTTCAATTAAAAACAGCGAATTATTTAAACGTAGAATTATGGGTCTTACTTCTTATTTTAGAAGTGCACAAGAAGGTCTTTTGCCTAGATACGAAAAACTAGCTGATTTTAAAGTTGTTAAGGTTCAAATGAGTGATTATCAATTTGTTGTATATGAGATGGCGAGAGAAGCAGAAAGAAAACAAGAAACTAAAAATAAACAAAAAAGGGGGAAGGTTGATGAAAATGGTATTTATAAAGAACAATCATCAACATATCGTATTTTCTCTCGTTTGTATTGTAATTTTGTAATGCCAAGACCTCCCGGTCGTCCTATTCCAGAGTCAGAATTTGAAGAATCTGAACCTTTTGTTTGTCCAGAAGAATCGGAAGTGGAAGTAGAATCAGAAAAAGAAGAAGGTGTTGTTTCTGTGGTACCTCCATTAAACGAAGAAGAAACCAAAGCATACGCTGAACAAATTGAAAAATCTATTGAATTTGCTGAAAAAATACCTTTAAAAGAAAGTCGTGATTTAAATGAAGAAGAAACCCAAGATGAAGATGGTGATGCTGTACTTGATAAAATTGGAGATAAAGACTATCATAAAAGAATTCAAGAAGCATTAGATTGCCTTAAAAAAAATTCTTCAAAATATTTGAGTAAAACTGCATTAGAAAAATACAGTCCTAAGTATTTAAATATACTAGAAAATATTGAAGACCCAGAACATATGGGGAATCATTTACTTTATAGTCAATTTAGAACGTTTGAAGGTATTGGAATTTTCTCTCTTGTATTGGATTATAATGGATTCACCAGGTTTAAAATCAAAAAGGATTCAAACGATGAATGGGTTCTAGACATTAGTCCTGAAAATCGTGGTAAACCAACCTATGCACTTTATACTGGAACTGAAAGCAATGATGAAAAGAAAATGATACTTAAAATTTACAATGGTCAATGGCCTGAAAGTGCAAAAATAACATCACAGTTGAGAGAAATTGCAAATAATAATAATATGGGAGAAATTATAAAAGTTTTTATTATCTCAGCTTCTGGTTCAGAAGGAATAAATCTTTTTAATACACGTTATGTTCATATTATGGAACCTTATTGGAATCCTGCTCGTATTGACCAAGTTGTCGGACGTGCACGAAGAATTTGCAGTCATAAATCACTTCCAGAAGCACTTCAAACTGTTGAAGTATTTTTGTATTTAATGACATTCTCTCCTGAGCAAATAGCAAGTGATGGTGCAATAGAATTAAAATTAAAAGATAAAAGTAAAAAAAAATATCCTATAGCTCCAGGAAGTTCGCGATTATCAGAGATTCCTTTTACTAGTGATGAAGCACTTTATGAAATATCAAATATCAAAGAAGAAGTTTCTGAGAAATTGATAACCGCTATAAAAGAATCGTCTATTGATTGTGCTGTTTATTCACGTGTTGGTTCTAAAGAAAAATTACATTGTTTGCAATTTCCAGATGCAAATTCATCAACATTTTCGTATCTTCCTTCAATTACAAAAGAACAACCTGATACAGTTAAGGCTGCAAATAAAAAAATTATTGAATGGCGTGGAACAGAATTAACACTTAGAGGTAAAAAGTACATTGCACGTAAAATAAGTAAAACTACAATGAATATTTATGATTTAGATAGTTATAATCAAGCATTGATTGACCCTAAGGTAGACCCTGTATTAATTGGCGTTATTGAAACTGATGAAAGGGGCGCAAAAACATTTAAAAAAATATAATTAATTTAATAAAATGTGTAAATGTAACAATTAAATCCATTTTTCTCCATTCCATTCAAGTTGGTCTTTATCACTATCATATTTATCACTCTTAATAAGATTATCTTCAGTCCAAAGCGGTTGAAGATTTGTGTAGTGAAAACATTGGTATCTTTCTTCTTCATTATCAAGATTAAAACTAGCACAAGGTCTTATATGATCAATATGCCATTCTCCTTGATTTTCCCAATTCATTCCTTCTATAAATTGGGTTTCTATATAAAATTTTACACCCTTGAAGATTTAAAACCGCACCTTTTATTATTTTTTAAATCAATTTTATAGATGACTAAACATACGACATATATAAAATTGATTTACACCTTTTCTCATTTCAAACGCCGATTATTCATAAAAAAATTGATATAAATACAAATGATGTAATTATATTAAACTTAAAATGAATACATTTACAGAAAATGAAAGTTATAAACATAAAATGGCAAAGGAAGTATTAAAAGAATGGTTTTCTGGTGGTAGGTATATAGGCGATGTTGGGTCTAGTTCTCCAAGTAGAACATGTGGTGTTTGGTTTGAATATCCAATTGTAAAAACAGATAAATATGATTCAATACAAAATAACTGGGATGAACTTTTAACAAATCCAAAAATACCACAAGAAATTGAGCCAGATTCTAACGAATATCGTGATTTACAGAGTGAATATGTACCTACATATGACGAATGTATCAGTTTAGGTATATATCCAAAACGAGTAATTGATGTCGTTTTAACTCATAAAGGCAGACCAACATGGTTTATAGAAATTTGCCATAAAAATCCAACATCACAAGAAAAAATAAATGAACTTGAAATGTTAGGTGTAAGAAATCTTATTGAAATAGATGCTGAATGGATTATGAAACAAACAAAAAAACCAACTGAATTAAAATACAAACAATTAATTTAGTTGGCGTTTTAAATGTTAAAAGGTGTAAAATATTCAATGGTGTAAACCCTAAAAGGTGTAAAAATAATAATAAATTTATTCAACCGACTTTATGTTTTTTGTTAAAACAATTAATATCACAAACATAATTGTTTTTATAATTTTTTGCATTATTAAATAACCTTTTATTTCTGTTAATGTAATCTTTTTACTAAAATTTAAATTTTGTTTTTCTATAAAGTTCATTTCATTTTTTATACTTAATTTATAACTATAACCTATTATCCCAATCAACGAAAACGTAAATAAATCAACAAAATAATTTTTCAAAATATAATCTGATAAATTTATGTTTTCTATCTGAGTTAATATTGTGTCTTTGTTTACTATATCGTTGTATAATACTTTTACTACTCCAGAACTAACACACATTGGTTGTTTAAAATCTAATTCATCATCATCCTCATAAATTATTTTTGTTTTTGTAGGAACAATAACTGTATGAACAGTTGATTCAAATTCCCACGGAACTTCTCCACTACACCATTCTTCATAGTAGTCGTACCTTTCTTCTTTTGTCTTTAAAAGTTTTGTTTTACCCATCATCAATTTATTTTTCTGATTTTTATTTCTATTTTGAAATAAATTTTCTATTCCAATAAATCCTTTTTTCAATGCAAATACATAACAAAACAATAAATTCAAAGAAAACATCATTGATACGAATTTCATTCTTAACATATTATACTTTAATAAATTTTTATTTTTAAATTATTAATCAATTTTTTTTCTTATATTCATTGATAGTAAATTAAAAATATCATCTAGTTTAGTATTTAACTTATTAAATTCAGTTTTTAAAAAATGTAGTTCAGTTTCTTTTTCTCTTCCGATTTCTATTACTGGTTTATCGTAGCTATTTTCAACAATTATTGATTCTTCTTCTGGATTATTATGTATCTTAAGTTTTGTAAAAATATTAGGAACAACCTTATTCTCTTCTTTAATTTCAAATGTAATGTTGTCGTTCCAAGTTACGTGTTTATTATCAATTCCAGTAGTTTTAATATTTTTTTGTACAACCTTGTCAGTCTTTACTGATGTTTCTTGAGGTTGTAACCACTTTTCAGCCTCTTCTGGATTTTGTGTTTTAATATGTATTTGTTCAATCTCAAAATTCCTTTGAGCTAAAGTACGAGCTATTAGTTCTTCCATCTTTTCAATTGGTTTGTCTAATTCTCTATCCTTAAAATCTAAAGGAACTGGAACCTTTATTTTCATAGAATCTTCAAAATCATTTTGTTTCAATTTAAGCTCTTTTTCAAAATTTGTAATTCTTGTACTCTGAATATCTATTCTATTATCTGTTCTATAACTTTCAATATCTTCAATTGTTATTTGTATTGGTTCTGGCTCTTTCACTTTAACATTACTATTTAAACTATTTACATAAGTTAAAATAAAGTCTTTGTTCAACGAAACTAAATCGGTATAACTACTAGTATTTTTAACGTTTTTAGTAAATTCATTAAACTTAGAAATAAATTCAGTTTTAAAATGCAATGAAGTATTTGGATCTCGTATATTAATTGTGTTATCATTAACGTGTGTGTCATAAATAATTTCCCATAATAAATCTACATTCGCACTTTCAGTAAATTCAGCAATAACCATAAATTATATATTGTATATTTTTTATATAATTTATTTTATATTTATAAATCTTCATTGAAGTATATTTTGCGGAATTTTTGCATATATTTATCATTTAAAATATGGGTTTTCAAATATTCACCGGTTATTTTATCTTCTAACATATGAACAATAAAATATATACCATAGATTCCACATTCTGTATTACCATATTGATGTTCTACTGGATAGTTTTGGTCAAATTCAAATGCTATAGGCGGAGTCATTTGATTACCTTCTTTAATAACTCTATTTACTAGTTCTAAGATTTCTGGTTTTACTTTATCTCCAGCACTATCAAAATAAAATATTTTCCCTTTTTTTATGTTAATAAACATACTTATCCAATGTTCTCCTCCTTTATTATGTGGGTCAGTATTAAATATTATACCTATTTTGGTTTTACCATTTTTCAATTGTTTTGCAACACTGAAATTACATAATTCATCCCATACACATTCTCCGTACATTTTTCTTACATCAAAATCAATCGGAGATGGTCCAATAAATTCAAAACATTTATATGTTTTTTCATACTGCTTCATAACTTCTAATATATCCATACTAGAAAGCCAAGCATTCGGTTTCTTTTTCCATTCTTTTGGAGATTTTGGTGCAAATGAAGTAGTTAGTTCTTTATTTAATTTTCCTTCTACAAATTTCTGTTTTAACCAACACGACTCTTTATTGCAAACATTTTTCATATTTTCTTTTAATAAACCCCATATTTCTCTCGTATCATTTGTTAAAATTTGAGAATCCTTGTGACGAGCATTCCATAAGTCTCTTAATTTGTATAATGTCTCATCTTCATAACAAGAGAAATCCTGCTGTTTTAACTTTGGACTACATTGAAGTTTAATCATTTCACCTTTTTGTTGTATACGGTTAAATTCTATATTTGCATCAATTGAAGGTGCAACATTTTTTGTCTTGTTATTTTTTTTTGAATATTTATGATTTTTTTTATTTCTTTTTTTCATTTTTTTATTATGTTTTTTTGTTCTCTTTGTCATAAATATTAGTGATATTATTCTTTTCTTTCTTTTTTATATTATCTTTGTTTTTTGCCTTTATCCCCTTCTTTTTAAAAACAGGGTCATTTAAATTTATATCTTTTTGTAAAGGTATATGTTCCTTTTTTATACTTTTTGTGCTTTTTCGTTTCACTAGTTTTTCTAACGAATTTGGTTCAGCTATTTTAATTGAACGCATTAATAAATTATTTGCCTCATCTATATTTTGAATATTATCAACATTTAATTGAGGATTGTTATTAATTTCACTTGTTCCTTCTAGCAAAGAAATATAATCTTCTTGTAAAATATCATTCTTATCTAAAACCTTAAAATATTCTACACAAACTCTTGAATACATATCAAAGGCCATTAACAAATCTTTATTTGATAGTGTATTTTCAGGAAATTCATTATTTAAAAATTGTTTTGTTAAATCACTTATTCTTTTACGATAAAACCTTTTATCCTTTTTGTATTGTTCTTGTCTTTCTGGTATTTTCTTCTCTAAATATTTTCCATATGAGTCTTTATTCAAAAAGAATTCTAATGATAAGTCGTTAACAATTCTATTGGTTTCAGTCATTAATATAGTTTATACTATTATTTTTTGTTATTAACCTGAGCCATTGTTTGATTTTGCTGTATTTTATTTTGATTTTGATTTTGATTTTGATTTTGATTTTGATTTTGATTTTGATTTTGATTTTGATTTTGATTAGAGTTGTTACTAATATATCCACAGTCGTCAACTGTTAAATCCATTAATTGTTGTCTAGTATGATTCATAAATATTCCATCCCCTAGATTTTCAGGGTTTGGATTAAATTCGTTAAAATGTTCCTTCCTAAAAAGTCCAGGAAATGGTTGATGTTGATTTCCACTTTTATCAGGTTTAAAACTATATTTATATAAATCACTATTACTTCCTGGAACATATACAGATTGACTGCACTTTTGTAATGCAAAAACTTGGTTTCTTAAAATAGATTCATTGTTTATATTTGACGCAAAACCGGACCATGGTGATTGTGTGTTTCCAGGATTAAATACAGTATGAACATTATAAAGAGGTTGTTGTTCCATTGGAACACTTATAGGTGCACGAGGATCAACAATTGGCATAAGTGAATATTTTGTCATAACAGGTCTCACGCTTAAGTAGGGCTGTAACATTTGAGATGGTACATTTCTATCATAAATTCTTTTATTTGTTTCATTATTCATCTGAGAAGATGATTCATAACCACTATAAACATTCTGTTTTGTTGTATTTGATGTCATTAATATTAATAAATATAATTATTTTACCTATTATATTCTTATTGAACTATTCAAAACAATATAAAGATTTATAAAGATTATTTATATCACAATGTGTGGAATATTTTGTCTATTAAATAATGATAATAAATTTGCAAATGAATTTATAGAAGCTCAATTTAAAAAAGGAAAAGGTCGGGGACCTGAATATTCTAAATTAACAAATGTTAGTATACAAGCATTATTTGGTTTTCATAGATTAGCTATTAATGGGTTAAATAATGAATCTAATCAACCTATTGTTAATGGTAATATTTTACTAATTTGCAATGGTGAAATTTATAATTACAAAGAACTGTATGAAATGCTTGATGTTACACCAGAGACAGATTCCGATTGTGAAGTAATTATTCATTTATACAAAAAATACGGAATAGAACATACGCTTCAACTTCTTGATGGAGTATTCTCATTCATCTTATGTGATAACAAGTTATCTAATGAGCCTTCACAGATATACATTGCAAGAGACCCATATGGCGTTAGGCCATTGTACATTCTTACAGATAATTTTAAGGAAAATCAACATTTTAAATCAAATATATTTGGGTTCGCATCAGAACTTAAGGTTTTATCTGAATTTACTAAATCGTATAATCATAATTTTGACATTCAACATTTTGAACCAGGAACTTATTCTCTCTATTCTCAAAAATACCAAGTTATGGCTAAATGGGAGTTTAATTATAACAAAAAATACCATTCAACTGGATTCAACATAAATCCATACACAGGTATAGACATTAATAAAGAAATTCAACACTATCTTATAAGTGCTGTTAAAAAGAGAGTTCTTGTTACAGATAGACCAATTGCGTGCCTTTTATCAGGTGGATTAGATAGCAGTTTGATAACTGCATTAGTAAATCAAATTCATAAAGAAGAGAATGGTCCTGATAAAAAATTAGAAACATATAGCATTGGTCTTGAAGGTTCGGAAGATTTAAAATATGCTCGGCTTGTTTCTGATTATTTGGGGACAAACCATACTGAAATATTATTGACTGAACAAGATTTCATAGATGCAATTCCAGAAGTTATTTACACAATTGAAAGTTATGATACAACAACAGTTCGCGCAAGTATTGGAAATTATCTATTAGGCAAATACATTTCTCAGAATAGCGACGCCAAGGTTATTTTCAACGGCGATGGTTCTGATGAACTATGTGGTGGTTATTTATATATGCATAAAGCTAAAAATGCATTTGAGTTTGATTATGAATGTAGACGTCTTTTAAGTAATATTTATGCATTTGATGTGCTTCGTTCAGATAAGTGCATATCATCTCACGGTCTTGAACCAAGAACGCCATTTTTAGACCGTAGCTGGGTTCAGTTTTATTTAGGCATAGACTCAAAATTACGATTTCATCCAGGTGCAAAACAATGTGAGAAATATTTACTTAGAAATGCATTTTGTTCTGAAAATTATTCCGCATTAGATGGTCGTCCACTCTTGCCAAATGAAGTAATATGGAGAAGGAAAGAGGCATTTAGTGATGGAGTAAGTAAAACTACGCGTTCTTTATACGAAATTATTCAAGAATATGTTAAAAATAATATTGTTAATTCTGATATAGAGTATGCACATAATACACCTAAAACTGATGAACAAAAATATTACCGCAGTTTATTCGAAAAATATTACTCCGGATTGAATAATATTGTGCCTTATTTTTGGATGCCGCGTTATACGAATGCAACTGATGCAAGTGCAAGAACCCTAGATTTTTATAATAATCCAACTAATGATTCTGCGTAAATAACACAAATAACACAAATAACAAAAATAACACAAACAATTATAAACTAAATAATTATAATTGTTTTATATATATATGATTTCAAAAAATTTGCACGATTTACAAGATAGATTATTCAACGTATTCATTTTTCTATCTTATCTTTCTTATGGTTTACTTTTATTAGGTATATCAACAAATGCCCCAAAATATTTGAAATCACTTGATTCTATTGTTCAAATTTATATTAGTTTATTTTTAATTGTAAGATTCAATCCTTTGAGAAAAATTATTTTTACTGATTTAGATAGAAAAATTTGTTTCAGTGCAGGATTATTTTTATTTACAACAACAGCAATTAATCATATATTTATGAATTATTTAGACAATATTAGACATTTGCACATTTAAACGTCTTTAATTTTACTCCTTGTATTTTTTAATATAAAGGTTGTATATGTATGTATCATTATCATCATCATACGCAGGTAATGCTTGTGCTATTCGTCAAAGCATAATTAACTATACAATGACCTCAAACAAAACACTGTTTTTTGATTGGTTAGTAACAAGTATGAAAAGTATAAATCAAATATTAGAAAACACACCAATTATATTTGAAAGTAATTATATCTATCCAAATTGTTTAAACACTACATCTATTAATTTTAAAAATTTTGATTTATTAATTTCACATCACGATATTGTAGAATTTAATGACAATAGCATAAATGAAATAACCGAAAAATATATTAGACGATATGAAAGATTAATTAATACAATTAAAGAACAAAAAAAAAATAAATTTTATTAGGTATTGTAAAAATCAAGAAAATATAGAAGAACAAGAAATTTATACATTTTACAAAAATATTAAGAATATTAATCATAATTTGATATTTAATTTTATTTTAATAAGTGACTACAATGATTTAGTAATACCTAGTAATTTATTATTAAAAGATAATTTTATTTATATTAATTTAAATAATTATGTAGATGATGATATTTTAAATGAAACAAATGCTTATTTTAAAACTATTAAAACATATAAATGTATTTTTGATATAGTAAAATAATCAGAATTTCAAATGTATAAAAATACAAAAATTTATTTTCTAATTCCGTAAAATCCTAATTTCACAGTTTTTGATTTTTTATTTTTTATTTTGTTACTTTTTGTTGTTGGTTGTAAATACTTTTTACTAAAAAAATTTTGTAAATGCGTCATCGTTTTTTTTGTAATTATTTTATCAACATCATATTCTTCTGTAGTCTTCGTAACATAAACAAAGTCAAAATTGTCCATATAGTTTTTTACAAAACTAGCGAAATAATCATATGCACCATCTATTATAATACTTTTACCTATTTCACTTGATATAAATCTTTGTATTAATGTTTCATAAGTTAAATTGTATACATATGGTTTTAATTTTATATAATACACATTGTGATTATTCATTTCAGGATGATAAGAATCATCTAAAAAGCATATTTTCGTATTTAACGGTATTTTTGTACACTTGATTAAATCATTATATGTTTTTTCTTGGGTTGTTCTACAAATCTCTACTTGCTTTCCATTTACTTTAAATGCACATATAATTTGTTCAAATAATTTAGTATTCGTTTTATGTTCAAAATATTCTTTTATATAATACGCCCATTCTTTTGGACCTTGATTATTTGTATAAATCATTACTCCATTGCATTGTTTTGATATCTTTTTATGTTTAAGATAATTCAATAAAGATGTAATATTTGGACGAATAAACTCTGGATATAAATCTAAAATCTTATTAAAAGTTGTTTGTTGTATCTTAACTGGATCTTCACTTGTTGATTTTATATAAGCAATTATTGACTCCCAAAATATACCAAATTCTACAAAATATCCTAATGTTTCATCCATATCAAAAACAACAATTCTTGGAATATTTTTATATTGAATTGACATCTAAGATAATATAATTATATATTTTAAAAATATACAAAATTATTATTTCAAAATATAATATCAATATAATTATATTTACACTAAATGAATTATACATTAAATGACAATGACTATACCAAAATTCTTGAGTATTATAATTTAGATATACCAAAAAGTAGTCGTTTATTAAAAAAGAAGGCTGAAAACATTATCTCTCAGAAGTTATGTTCTTGTATTAAAAAAGTTGGTGTAGTAAATGAACCAAGGTCTATTGGAGTTTGCACCAAAGCCGTTATAAATAGAAAGGGATTTAGACGAGGAAAATTCACTTGTAAAGGAAAACGAAAAATTACTTTAACAAAAATTAAGAAAAATAATAATTCTTATACACGAAAAATAAAAATGTAAATTGAGTAATTATATAAAAATGAAATATCATAATAACTTATATGAATCGTAGCAATTATTATGATATTATTATTGTAGGTGGTGGTATATCTGGTCTTTATAGTGCTTACAATATTTTAAAAATATCACCAAATATCAAAATACTTATTCTTGAAGCATTTAAAAAATCTTGGTTTGGTGGACGTCTTGGAAATGCGAACTTTTATGGAACTTCTGTTGTTAAAGGTGCTGGAGTCGGTCGTAAAAAAAAGGATTATTTATTAATTAATTTGCTTAATGAATTAAATGTGCCATTTTCAGAATTTTCAGAAGAGAAATATTACGCTTCAACAATTCATCCACCTTGTAATTTGAAATCAGTTATTTCATTCTTACAAAAGAAGTTTAAGGAGAGAAAACAGACTCAACAGGTTCATCCAACATTTAAAATTTTTGTGATGCCTTTACTAGGAACAGAAAACTATAAACATTTTATTACTTGTATGGGTTACAGTGATTTTGAAAACGAAGATGCTTATGACGTTTTATTTAAGTATGGATTTGAAGATAATTATGGAAAAATGACCGGATTACATATACCTTGGCAAAAATTAATTGATACTATTGCAAACAAGATTGGTAAAGAAAATATTCGTTTTTCAAGTAAGGTTGTTTCTATTGATAAAAAATGGAAATATGATTTTTTTGTTGAATTAGAAGATGGTCATACGTATAGTTGTGAAAAAGTTATAATTGCAACAACTATTAAAAGTGTATTGCAGCTTTTACCAAATTTTTCAATATATAAGGAAATACACGGACAGCAATTTTTGCGGGTTTATGGAAAGTTTAATGCAGAATCAATACCAATTTTAAAACATTATATTCACGGTTATACAATTGTTCCTGGTCCCCTTCAAAAAATTATACCATTTAACGCAAACAAAGGCATTTATTTAATAGCATACTCTGATAACAGTAACGCTAAATATTTTAAGGATAATGAACTTTTGGAAAATAATCACAAAAATTGTGAATTCTTTTGTTCACTTGTAAAAAAATCACTTGGAATAGTTGAAGATATATTTTTAACAGCTATTAAGGACTTTTATTGGCCAATTGGAACACATTATTGTGACCCATTAGACACACAAAAGTATAGTTCTCGTCGCAATTTTATGAAAAAGGCTCAACATCCAATGCCGAATATGCTTGTTGTTGGAGAAATGGTTTCTAATGATCAAGGATGGACTGAAGGCGCTCTTGATAGTGTTAAAAAAGTAGTTACTGAAAAATGGGTATTGAATTAGATTCTATGCACCAATTCCAAATCTTCTGTGTCTTTTATTATAATCTGTAATTGCCTTTTCAAGCTCTTTTAATGTAAAATCTGGCCAATAGACATCGGTAAAATAGAACTCTGAGTAACTCATTTGCCATAAAAGAAAATCGCTTACTCTTTTCTCTCCACTTGTACGGATAATTAAATCTGGGTCAGGAATATCTTTAACATATAGACATTTTTGGAAATTATCTTGAGTTGGTTCTAATTTGTTTTCAAGAATAGTTTTACACGCATTTATTATTTCACTTCTACCAGAATAATCTAAACAAAGGATTATAGTTTTCTTGCAATTCTTTGTTTTATCTATTATTTTATCCAATAGTTTTTTTAACTTCTTCGGAATTCTGTCCATTCTTCCTTGAACTAAAATCCTATATTTTGCTTGTTCACCAAGATAAAGCTTCATTTTTTTGTAAATAATTTTAAATATATTATCTACTTCTTCTTTTGGTCTTTTCCAATTTTGTTCAGCAAATGTATAAAAGGTTAAATAATCGCAACCATTTGAAAAACAATTATAAAAAATATCTTCTAAATTATTTGTTCCATTAAGATGACCATATAATCTCTCTCTATTTTGTTTTTTAGCCCATCTACCATTCCCATCCATAATAAAACCAATATGTTTTGGATATACTAAATTAGTTTTTGTATTGTTAAACATTTCATTGTTTAATAATTTATGTATTAATAATCCTGTTAGTATTAAAAATATTATTATATTTGCAATATTTATTAATCGGTTAAACATATAATATAATTTAATATTAGTATTAGAATTATTAATACGAATATTATTTTAATATTATTTTGATATTGTCTGTTATTTTAATGTTTGAAAAAATCATTTTCATAAAAACAATTAATATTTTGAACAAAACTAAAACTAGTAACATAAATATCCACTGTAATGTTATTTCTGGTCTTAATAACTTCTTATCTTTGCTATAATTTACAGGAGTAAAATTATTTACTAAATCTACAAATGATGTTTTCATATAATGTTCTTCAATAACAGAAACTGGACAATCTCCAAATTTGTAATTTACAAACAATATTATTAATTCTATTATTCCAATTGAATACAAAATAAATAAGTTATCTGTTACTAATATTATAACTATTGTTAAAAATAATATAGCAAAATGCATTATTGACATAAATCCTCCAATAAACAAGTTATTTATACTTGAAATGTTAAAACTAGATCCCATTTATTTTATTAATAATCAATATAATTATTTATTCTCAATTCTATTTTACACTACACAGCTTCTATTTCTTCAATAAAATCATCTCTTAATTTTGTCAAATCCGTTACTATATAAGTATTGAATATTTTTCTTAATTTAGAGAAACGCGTATTTTGGAATCTCTAATAATAAAATACGTAACACAAAATATATTTTATAATTATATTATATTATATTATATGACAGGCGAAAACAAAAGTATGTTTCATTTTTCATCATCTCAAAAACATCAGAATGGTGGAAAAAAAACAATTAGAAAAGTCAATATAAGAAAAGAAAAAGGTTATAAAAGTGTTTCTTATTACAATAAAGGGAAACATACACACACTGTTAAAAAACCATTATCATCAATTGAAATTGGTTTAATTAAAATTGGTAAGTTTATTCCCGGATTATTTAAAGATTGTCCTTGCAATAAAACAAAAAAATACCGCAAACATTAATAAAATAAAATAAAATTATTTAGATAAACTATCTAACGCAGATAATAATACCATTTCTTGTTGATTTAATTTTTGAAATACTAAACATTCGTCTAATTTTATCTGATAATGTTTTTTAGCAAAATTTTTACAATTTAGTAAAACGCCATTATCTGTAACGTTTATTTCTGACAATATTGCACCAGATGTTAAATATATTTCGTCCGGATCTTTTATAGGTATCCATCTTATAAATCCACCTATTTTAAGTTCACACATTTCATCAATATATATGTATTCCTTTAGTTTGTTAAAATATGTTATTAATTGTTCATTTGGTAAATGAAGTTCTTTAAGTATTTCTATTTTAATATTTTTTATTTTAGTAGTTGTTAAATTTAGGAATTTATTATTATTTTCATTGTCAAGAGCTTTTAGCAAATTTTCTATATCCATAAAACACTATTATTATTCTATTATTTTATAAATAAATTTTAAATATTATTTATTTATTGTTTATTTAAAATAATTGTCGCGTTTTAGAAATACTAAATTTTAAAATTATTTTGTTTAAGTATTATATAATGGCTCAAAGAACCCGTACTCAACGTCGTCAACGCACTCAACGTCGTCAACGCACCCAACGTCGTCAACGCACTCAACGTCGTCAACGCACCCAACGTCGTCATTAAATTATTAATATAAATGCATAATTAAAAATTATCATCAATTTAGTAATGATAATTTTAGATTGTTTAGAAGAAATTAGAAATTAGAACCAAATGAACCACCTAATGCCTCATTTGCGGCAACAGGACCCATATTAGCATACCCTTCCGCAGGTGAAGCAGCACCTACCATTGGTGTACTATCATTTCTATACATTGCGTTATAATCGGGCATTTGTTGTTGTTCTTGAGGCAATTGACTAATTGGTGTGCTATCTGTATACAATGATTGAGTCATTGCAGAAGCACTAGAAGGTGGTTGAGAAATTGGTTGTGTTACCTTTACATTACCAGATGAATTCTTCTTTTTCTTGTCATCCTTTTTACCATCCCATAAATCCATTACGCGATCTACTAAAATGCTTACCTTCTCTCCTAATTTTGTTTGGAGACTCAATGTAATTACTAAAACAGCTAAAATAATATACGTAACACTAAACTCTGGATACTTTGTTCCACTGTATGTAGGAATATAAGTAATAATGCGATTCGTTAATAAAATTCCCAAAAACATAACAACAATTTGGATTACTACTTCGGCTAAAAGTTCTATACTTCCTTTTTCATCATCGGCTTCGGGAACAAACTTTTGCATACCTTTATTCAAAAGAACAATTGGAATAATTGCAATTAATGAATATTGTATAATATTTAATATCTCCGTTTTTGAATCATCTTCAAAATTGAAAACATGTTTAAAAAATCCTGGTTTTGATGAATTTGATGATTCGCTCAAACTGTCCATATGATTTATAAAAAGAAATTAAAAATCTTTAAACATTATTATATTGTTTTTTGAGTAAAAATAATCATTTATAACAATCATACAAAAAGGTAATAATGATACACAATGAGTTAATACGTGAATATTTGTTGACATACTATTATCGTCTAATAATATTTTTATAGCTTTACTGAAAATATACATAAACATCATTATTCCAACAATACACAATGTAACTATTTTTAGTAATTCTTCTTCTATATTACTAGCATAATATATATATATAATTGATGATAATATCATTATAAATCTATCAAGGTTTTTTGCTGACTTACTTGTAATTCCGTGGTTTATTATTGAAGTTATTATACCAATATATGTTATTGCATAAAGAGGTAGTAATCTTTTATTGAAAAAGTATAACGATATAATAATAATAATTAAACCTATAATTGTTGAAGAATATAAAAGACGTTTATTCATAATATAAATTATTAGTATATAAAAAATATATTATTCAATAATTTTTTGTAAAATAAAGTAGTTTCAATTAAGGAAGTTAGATGTAGTATTAACGATTATAATTTAGAAGATATTGAATAAAATAATTATAAAAGTTCGCGCGTAATTAACGTAAAAAGTTAATGTATAATAATTTTAATGAGTGCAAATAGAGCAAATGCATCTGCTAGAAATAAACGTGCTGGTGGTGCAGAAATAGCCCCACAACAAACAGGAAAAGGAGGGCAACTTCAAAAAGACACACAACCTCAAAATCCCAAAATTTCCATTTCTGACGCGATTGGACTTGTTACATTAAGATTAGGTCGTCTTGAAAATTTTATGTACACAATTAATCATGAAGGTCTTCCTTCAAATGATAATAATATTGGGCTTGAAGAAAATGATAGAATTGTAGATGATGAAGTATTTAGAAGTATTGTTTCTAGATTAGACCTTCTTGAGCAAAAGATTAATTCTATAACTCAAAATAAGAATGAAGAACAATCATTTGATAATATTGAAGAACAACCATTAATTAAAACAATTATTGAAAAACAATCTACACACCAAGCAAGTTTGTATGATTTAAAAGATGCTATTTTTAAATTGCAATCATTTTGTTTAGAAACCGGAGAACGTTTTACAAAGTTTACTGAACAATATAATGAAAAAATTAAAGAGCTTGCAGATAAATATGATTCTATTCAAGAAAACGAAAACGAAAATAATAGTCTAAATGACGTAGATAATAATATTACTATCAATTCAAATAGTCTCAAAGAATTAATTAAAAAGGAGTTATCTGAAGATAACTGCTAATTTATAAGTTTAATATTTATTATAAATTTATTATTAAATATTAAATATTAAAAATGTCATTTCAAATAGATATAAGTATGGATACAAATCAAAATATTACAGATTATGCGTTAAATTATTTTAAATTAGAAAAACATAATAATATTAAAAAGGATTTAATAAAAAAACACAAAATTATAATGGAACCTCAAGATATATTAAATCATTTATGTTTTATTAATAAAAATACAAATGACATTATGCTTGACTATAGATATTTTAGATGTTTTATACAAAAGGATGATTTGGATAATGTATTTCAATATTTTTATAAAACAATTGAAAATGTATTGGAAACTCACGATACATTCAATATACACGTTTATATAAAATCATTATCTATGTTAGACATTGATAAATACTATTCTTTTATAAATAAAATATCACAAATTATGAAGGATGCATTCCCAGATAAACTTGGAGTATGTTATATTTATGAGGCATCATTTATTTTCTCTCAACTTATTAAAGTTATTTCAAAATTTGTTGATAAAAAAACCAACGATAAAATTAAACTTATTGAATAATGCTTGTAGTATGAAAATTGCAATATGAATCATTGACTGTAAAGAGTAATAAAATAATATAATTAATAAAAAATATATAATACGTGATAAAATATAAAAAAAAGAAAAACCCGGTTCTGGTTTGTTATCCATATTTAACGTTTTAAATATTTTCATAATAATGTATTTAAAATTATATGCATCATCCCAACACTTATAATTATCTGTTTCATAAAATAGTTGATAACATAATGGTAATTTATAAACATAACGAGTTGTATAAGGACAATTAAAATTTGTATAAAGATCCCAGTCTAATATTTTATCTTGTTCTTCACTTAGAATATTTTTTCTGAATTCTTTTGAATAAATAGAAGCGTGTGTTCCTGTACTTAAAACAACTTTTGTATGATTATGCAAAATTGATGGAATTTGTAAGTAAGGTATACATCCTAACAAGTATATAAAATTACTCCCATTTATTGTAGACGCATTTATAAAATTTGTTATTTCTTCTATGTTTTTTTGTTCTGTAATTTTTTCACTAAAAATAAAATCATCTTCTAGAATAAGAATATTATTGTAATTTTTATTATCAGCATCTTTAAAAATATGAATAAAACAATCTATTAAGTCACATCTTGGAGTCTGTTCTTTTAATTTTTTATTACAATTCTTAAATCCTTTATTATTTAATATATGAATATTTTTACTTGGTTTATAAATATCAAGTTGATAATTAATGCTTTTATTTCTCTCTTCATTACCTTCCAAATGTATAATATATGTTGCATCAATGCAATTATCATAGAATCCTTTATCGTTAATTATATCTTTAAAATTATAACATTTATCTGTTGAAGACATTTTATTTTAATTTAAAAATATTATTAAAATAAAATTGAAACGAAATTTACTCTACAATTAAGAGTTAATCATATAAGACAGAATGCAAAGACAAGCTAATAATCCGATTCGTTATATTGTGTTTGGATTTATACTTCAGTTAATTAGTGCTGTATTTCTCAGTAAATTAATAATTATAATTAAAAATAGTATTGGTTCTGAAATAAAATATCCAACAAATGAGGTTAACTTCAATCTTACAACTAATAATCTGTCGCCTTTAAAAAAATTTCCATTTATTAACAAAACAACAATTTCAGATTCAAAACCCTGTTTTCATATCAAAGGATTGAGTGAAATTAATAATGAACCAGAAGAAAAAATCCAATTTGATGATGCTTACATTCACGTGATGGTCTTCTTATTAAACTAAAAAAAGGATTTAAATATTTATACAACAATTAATCTATATATGAAACTTACGATTAATGATAAAAATAAAAAAGATTCATTTATATCAATATTTCAACTACTTAAAACAGCATCTTCTAATATTCGTCTAATATTTGAAAAAAATTACGTATATATTCAAGGAATGGATAAATCACACGTTTGTCTTTTTGATATAAAAATTTTTTCTTCCTGGTTTGATAATTATGAATTAAAAGAAACTGATACTTCTAATATTTCTCTATGTACACAATTTTTTTTCAATATTATTTCAATGACACAAGATAAACATAGTCTTAATATTCATTATGATAATAATCCGGATTCAATTTTTATTGATCTTGTTTGTCAACAAGATGGTGGTGATTATAATAAGTACTTCAAGTTACCATTGACTGAATACGAATCAGATTCTGTTACTATTCCAGACGTTGATTATGATGCTGAATTTTCTATTAGTTCTAAAAAATTTTATGAATTATGTTCACAGCTTCTTGTATTTGGAGATATCATAAATGTGAAATGCAATGAAGATAAAATTGACCTTGTAACAACTGGGATTGGAGGAGAAATGGCTGTTAATATTCCAATAGATGATTTGTCTGAATTTAGTATTTCTGAAGGTGAAAGTATAAATTTGTCTTATAGTTTAAATTATATTCATAAAATTTGTTTAACAACTAAATTATCTTCGGAATTATGTTTGTCAATAAGTCAAGAGCTTCCACTTAGAATTAAATACGATTTAGGTTCTGAAAGTTATGTGAATTTTTTTATTGCACCTAGAATCTCAAATGATTAGGATAATTATCTAATATTTCTTTGATTTCTTTGATTTCTTTGATTTCTTTGACCGACGACTCTTATTTTTAGATTTGCGCGTTAATTTTTTATTTTTTCCAGCAGAATCTTCCCCGAACAATACTTTTCGTCTAAATTCAATAGATAAATTTTTTATATTATTCTCATCGTCATTATCAATTTTATAATTAATGTCTCCTGAACTTAATTCAATTACTAAAACGTCTACATTTTTTAAACTATAGACTAAATCTTTATATAATTGTTTACTAATTACATTTGTTGTTTGTTCACTTAAATTTAATCCATAATAAGAAATTAATACCGCAATAATTATATCTTCTTTTTTTATATCCGGATATAATAAAATTAATTTGTTTATATATTTTTTCAAAAAAATGCGTTCTTCTTCATTACAACAAACATTAACACTCATTCTTTTTGTGTATTTTTCGTTGTAATATATTTGTTTATAAAATTCCTGTAATTGTTTTTTATACTCTTCGTATTTTTCAGGAATGCATATATGTACATCTTGAAGGGTACGTTTTACTGCAATTTTTATCAAATCTTCTTTGTACTCTTCTATAAATTTTTCTACTCTATTTTTTATTTGTTCTTCGTAATAATTAAATGCCTGGTCAACATCAGCAAATTCTTCAAAATTGATACCGTCAGGTTCTTCGGATTCGTGTTTTTTTTTATATTTTTTTTCATATATTTTTTCATTTTCCCAATCAGATGATTCTGTAAGAGGTATTTCATTTCTAATCTTATAATCTCTATAAATTCTCTCTTCTATTTTCTTTGATTTTTCTTTTTCGTCAATCTTACTGTGAAGACTTGTGAGTCCCCTTAAGTATTCTTGCTTTGCAATAGTTCCCTTACTTATTTTTTTTGTTTCTGTTTTTTCTTCTTGGTCACTCATATATATAATATAAAATAATTTATTTTTTATTTTATTTTATTATATGAATTATTACAGTTTATAATATTATAATAAGCGTATAATTAATAAAAATTTATTATAATTTTTTATTAGTTATGTTAAAACTATTTGTTGCATTTTTCATTTTTTGTATAGTTCTTTTTATTTATTTACACGTACAATTCCATATGAAAACCAGCGATGACCTTGAAGTGTATGAGATTGAACAAGCCTCTAAGGATAAATTAGAAGAAATATGTGATCTACGACAACCTATTATTTTTGAATTAGAAAATGACAACATTATAAGAACATCTAGCAAAAACTACATTTTACAGAATTATCACGCATTTGAAGTTAAAATTCGCAATTCAAAAGATCCCGATTATAGTAACGAAATTTATATGCCGTTACCTTTACACGCATCTGCAAAATTATTTAACGAAGATAAAACCAATAGTTATTTTTCAGAAAATAATATGGATTTCTTACAGGAAACTGGTGTCATTAAAAATATACAATACAATGATGAGTTTATTAGACCTGCTATGGTTTCTAATTGTAACTACGACATTTTAATGGGTTCTGAAGGTACTGTTACTCCTTTTCGCCACGAAATTAATTACCGAAACTATTTTCTGGTAACGCAAGGTACAGTTCAAATTAAGTTGGCACCTCCAAAAAGCTCGCGTTATTTGTTAGCAATTAACGATTATGAAAATTTTGAATTCCGTTCTCCAATAAACCCTTGGTCTGTCCAGCCACAATATGTTGCTGATTTTGATAAAATGAAATGTTTAGATATCACATTAACTGCTGGAAAAATACTTCATATACCAGCATATTGGTGGTATAGTATTAAATTTGATAAAGATTCTAGTATAACATCTTTCTTTTATCGCACATATATGAACAATATTGCGATTACTCCTCACATTTTTATGTATGCATTACAACAGCAAAATGTTAAGCGTGAAGTAGTTAAAAAACACAATATTAGCGAATTAAATAAACAATCAGATGTTAATAAAGTTTCTGAAAATACTAGAGACGAAACTCAAGAAACAACAGATGTTTCTATCAAAGTTACTGAAACTGAAATTAAACCGGTCTCATATATTTAATACGATAATTTTATACCTATTTTTATGTTTAATATTATTATATAACAATGTTTTGTTTCCCAAAATTATGCCAGTCTAAAAAAAATATTAAGGTACCAATAGACCCACTTGACTGTTCTCTACATCATGGTAAATTAGAAATTACAATTAATGATAAAACTTATGAAAAAAAAAATGAAAAAGAAAGGAAACAAAAAAAGATAGATAGAAGCAATAAGTAAAAATTATAAATATATTTTGAGATAAAAATATAATTATATGAATTCAGATTATTTAATGTATACTACTACTTTTTTATACCTATCGTGTTATATTCCAGAATTATATGCAAATTATAAAAACAAAAACTCAAATATTTATAATATTCCCGAAAAAATAATTATGCTTACAGCAACCTCTTGTGGTTTATCTTACGCTTTATTGAATAGTAATACAGCATTAGTATTTAATTATGCACCATTGTTATCGCTTGATATAATAGCACTTTCAATGCGACTTTATTATGCTTATACAAATAAAAACAACGTTGTTTCAAATAATAATGATAACGAACGTTGTTATGATATAACAAATTCAGATGTTTCATTTGATATATAAATTGCTTGAAGGTTTAAAGATAATTTATTATAATATAAATTATAGCTATAATAAATGGATAATCAAATAGATACATCAAAATCGTATAAGGTTCATATAAATGACCGCGCCTATACTAGTTGGAATTTTTATACTACGTTGGATTTCAAAGAAGTATCGTTTCCAATTAATCCAGTTGAACATAAACTTTTTACAAATGATGTTTTTACATTTAACGAAAGAGATAAAGCAATAAATATTATTCATTCAAGTACGCGTTCATATGAATCAATTGCAGGAGTTCTTATTTTGAAAAATAACAAGACATATGGACGTCGCAATGGGAAACTATTATATAAATGTACACCTGATGATAGAAGAATTCCTTCCTTTTTAATTCCATATGAAATGAAAAAAATGGGGTTCTCTAAAGTATTTCAAAACTTGTATATTACATTTCGTTATGATGAATGGACTGATAAACATCCTTATGGAATTATTTCACAAACCATAGGACCAGTTGATGTTCTAGATAACTTCTATGAATATCAACTTTATTGTAAGAGCTTAAACACGTCTATTCAAAAATTTACCAAGGATACTAGTAAGGCTTTAAAGGCACAACCTCATGATGCTTTCATTGAAAACATTAGTAAAAAATACACTAATATTGAAGACCGTTCAACCGGAGACTTCTTCGTTTTTACAATTGACCCACCTAACAGCTGCGATTATGATGACGGGTTTAGTATTAAAACTATTGATAATGGGAATTCAATGCTTAGCATTTATATTTCAAATGTTACTCTGTGGATGGATATTTTAGGTCTATGGGAGTCTTTCTCTCGCCGAATAAGTACTATTTATTTGCCTGATAGAAAACGTCCGATGTTACCAACTATATTGTCCGATTGTTTATGTAGTTTGCAAGAGAAAAATAGTAGACTTGCATTTGTTATGGATATTTTTATTAACGATAAATACGAAATTGTCAACATAAAATATTCTAATTGTAAGATTCGCGTCTCTAAGAATTATTGTTATGAAGATCCTGCACTTCTTTGCAATGAAGAGTATCAGAAAATATTATATATTTCTAATAAATTAACTTATAAATATAAGTATATTCAAAGTGTACGAAATAGTCACGACGTAGTATGTTATTTGATGATACTAATGAATTACCATACTGCAAAAGAGTTGGTTATAAAAAAAACCGGCATTTTTAGGTCTACTGTTATTAAAAATAAAATAACAATACCTTCTGATTTACCTGAAGATGTTTCAAAGTTTATCAAAATTTGGAATAGTAGTGCTTGTCAATATTTAAATATCGCTGATTTGAAAGAAGACCAAACATTGTCACACGACCTTCTTGAAATGGAGGCATACATTCATATTACTTCACCAATACGTCGTCTTGTAGATTTACTCAATATGATTCAGTTTCAACAAAATACCGGTCTTATACCTTTATCAGAAAATGCTACTAAATTTTATAACAAATGGATCAATGATTTAGAATATATTAACACGTCAATGAGGTCTATAAGAAAGGTTCAGAATGATTGCAACTTGCTACATATGTGTAATGTAGACCCTTCTATTATGGAAAATTTATATGATGGTTATACATTTGATAAGATTATGCGCAATGATGGACTCTATCAATACATAGTCTACTTGCCTGAACTAAAAATGACATCTCGTGTTACAATGCGCGATAACTTAGATAATTATCAAGCAGGAAAATATAAATTGTATTTATTTAATGATGAAGAAAATTTCAAGAGGAAAATACGATTGCAATTAATAACAACAACTAGTTGAATAAAAAATACTATGGTTCTTTTTTCTTTGATTTTTGCACTCAAAATTATTACGAATCATAAATATATTTTGTCTCATTTTTCTTTTTGATCGGTGTAATTATATAAACGTTAAATTATTTTATATAAATAATATATACTAGTATATGGTAAAATATGTAGTTGCTATTCCAACTTATAATAGACCAGATGTAGTAGGAAAAAAAACTCTTCTGACATTAAAGGACGGAGGTGTTCCGAGTTCTTCTATATACTTGTTTGTTGCAAATAAAGCACAAGGAAAAATGTATGAGGATTCTGTACCAAAAGAACTTTATGGAAAAATTGTAATAGGAAAAATTGGTATAGCGAATCAACGCAAGTTTATAGTCAAATATTTTCCTGAAGGACAATATGTTGTCTCTTGCGATGATGATATTGAAGCTATTCAGATTTTACGAGGAGAGAAATTACATAAGATCAAAGATGTGAATGGTTTTTTTTTAGATGCTTATCACTTATTAAAAAATGAAGAGTTGTTTATTTGGGGTATTTATCCGGTAAATAACCCATTCTTTATGCAAAAGGGTTACACAACTGGTCTCAAATTTATAATTGGTGTTATGCGTGGATTTATTAATCGTCATTCAAAGAAGCTTGAACCCTCTACAAAATCTGAAGGCAAGGAGGATTATGAACAAAGTATATTGTATTATAAAATGGATGGAGGTGTACTACGTTTTAATAATGTAACAACTAAGACGAAATTTAATTCTAAAGGAGGTCTTGGTCAAGATAGATTTGAAATGAACAGGTTGGCTGCAGAATATTTACATACGACGTATCCTGATATTGTAACAATAAAGCATCGTAAGAACGGAATGACTGAAATAAATTTGGCAAGATTACCAAGGATTGACTAAATGGTTTATTCACCGAACTTTCTAAGATTTTTAACAGTTTTATTATGTTTTATCATTTGTTTCCTTGTAATATTTTTAGTTTTTTTCCAAATATTGTATCTCAAATAACAAACTATTGAAAGTCTTTTGGCATCTGGTTCTTCCTTGTTCATTGGTAAATTTCCGTGCCATTCGTGAACATCCATTAATAACACATCCCCCGTTCTTACATCAACCCCTATACCATATTGAGGAAAACAAGTTTCTGCTCCTGAATATTTACCTTCTTCAATTACAACTAGATTCCCAAAACCTTCTGCATCGTCTCCGACATCTTTATGTATTGTTGTTTGAAAATTTACATTTGTTGTAACAGTTGTAAAACAAGTTCCTGGTATTTTAAAAAGTGTTTGACGTGATTTTTTACATTGTAGCTTGTATTTATCAGGAATTAATTTTGAATACTGATTGTCTATTTCTTTTATAAGAGGAACTAGTTTTTTGAACTTTTCTGGATAATCCATATTAAAACGCGTTTCACGAACAGTTAATGCTAATTTTTTTCCTTGTTGTTTCATTAAATATTTTTGTTTTGGGCTTAATGTATCAAAATAACCTAAAATATTTGACATTACTTTTGGATTTTCCCATACGTTCTTTTTTTTTGAACCAGTTGTGGAACCACGATTTGCAGTAGTATTCATTGCAAATTTAATTACGTTATCATAAAACTTTTCTGTATTATCTTTTTTAAACACATCTTTTCTAAACTTTAATAAAAGTTTACCATCTTCAGTATAAACATCCGCATCGTGATCAATGATAAAATCAATTTCATTTTGTTTAACATAAGTATTTGCCAATTTAGACATTTTTTCATCAATGAATTTTTTACCTACATGATATACTGTTACATTTCCTTTTTTTTCTTTTTTAATTAACATATATAAGTTATATATTAATTATATATTTTAATTTAGTTGAATATAAAAATAAGTTATTTATCAATATGTACTTCTTTAGCAACATTTGATATTATTTTATTGTAAAAAATATCATCTTCTGCAATGTCTGTTCCACCACAACATTTAATAAGAATTTTCATATATTGGTCGTGTTTCTTTGTTTGGATATCTTTGGAATCTGGATTTACTTCAACCCATTCATTTATTTGTTTGAAATTTTTATGTGCAATATTTTGGATTATTTTTTTAACCTTTTTCTTATCTTCATCTTTTTCCCAGACATCATTATCTTTAACATACATTACTTCTCTCTTTAAATCACTACAATGAATCGGTCTTTTGTAAACATCCAACTCTCTTAGACCTCTCAAGAAAATATCACTTATTCCTTTAACATATCCAACATTCCCTGTATTTTCCAAGTCTGTTAAATTTACTTTGAGAGAATTCACAAAATCCATAATATCTAGTGCACCCTTACATTGTTCATTTAAAAAGAAATTCATATTAAATTTCTGATTGTTATTATTTGTTGTATTGTTAATAGTCATTGTCTTTTCTTTGCACAATTCAATTACTTGTTTTTGAAGCTCCATATTTTGTGTTAATAAATTCATAACTAATTCTTCATATTTTTGTGGCGTTTCTTGAAAGCATTGAGTAACCTTTTCGGTTGATATATCTATCTCTTTTTTCATTGAACATTTCTTTTTATGACGCCATAATCCACTACGTTCTTTATACACATTTTTACAAAAAATACATTCAAATTTTAATAACTCATTATTACTTAATTTTTCGTTGATTTTAATTGATTTTTCATTGATAATACATTTTTTAATATGTTTTGGTGTCAAGCAATGTCTTTCATAATTGTATTTTTTATATGATACATAATTACATAATTTACATTCATTTATTTTTTCCTCATTTTCCTCGTTTTCATAAATTTCCTCATTTTTTGTTGACATTGTATTATTATACAAAAATACTTTAAATTCAAAATTTAGTTCTAAAATATAAAAATGGAGAAATGGAGAGTTAAAATTAAGTTCTAAAATATAAAAATGGAGAAATGGAAAATCGGACATTTTTATAAAATTGCTCATTTTTTGTTGATAAATGTTGATAAAAATTGATAAAAGTTGATTTTTAAAAGTATGGTAACAAAACATATATTATATCATAATATTCTCAATCCATTAATGATAATATTATTTTTGATGACTCATTTTACTCATTTTGCTCAATCCTCAAAATCAACAAAATCAACCAAAAATGAGACATTTTAAAATTGCAAAATTTGTAAAAAAAAATATGCTAACAATTTTTTTCACAAAAAAATAAAATTTAGAGCATTAAGGTCTAAATCCATTTTTTGAAAAAAAAAAGTTCGGAAAGTCTTTTGGCTTTTCGAATTTGGACATTTTTTTTGTCCATTTTCGAAAAGTCGAATCACTTTTGGGTATTAAAAATCTGCATTTTTCAAAAGTTAACTCTCCATCTCTCCGTTTTATCAGATTGTTATTTTATAGGTTAAATACAATATAACAATATTTAAAATTTATTAAAGATTACTGCATAATTTAGACCTCCTTCTTTAAGAAATCCTCTATGAATTCTTCAAGTTCGCCAATATTAATTTCAGGAAGTTCAACGTGGGACTCCCAAAAATAACGACAAAATGCCCACGTAAATTCGCAGTCCGTTGGATACCATTCTGATTTTTCCTTTATTAATTTACTCGTTAATTTTGAGAATGGCAGCATTTCAAGACTGTATTTAGGCAGTACGTATGCAAGTTGAACTATAGGTGAAACGGGTTTAAAATTATTCGGTTCAATAAACTCTTTTTCAAAATATGGAATATAATTAAATAGGTCTTGGAATAATGGTGGATAGTTATGCATATAATGCCATCGCCAATCTACGCACCCTGTAGTATAATATTTCATAGTCCATTCAAGTCCTTCTAGATAATTCAATGACAGTTGTTTTAAACGCTCTTCATCATTATCCATTTTAAGTAGTGATTTATAATAACGTTTTTGCCAACCAGATTTGTATGGATTCACATATTTTTCAAGTTCACGTTCATAATTTGGGATTGCTTCAAATTTCGTATATCTTTGTTCAGGAGTTTCAGTTGGATAGAAAAACTTTTCCCTCTTATCGCGAAGTTTAACTTCTTTTCTTAAAAAATCTTCTTCTTTAATTGCCAAAAATTCAACAAGAATTCTGACATTTTTCCAATAAATTGTTTTACCATCAGTAAGATTTTCATTTTTTCCACCGATAGTAGCCTTGTATGCATTGATGAGTTTATCAATTCCACCTGTGCGAATATTAGCAGCAGGAAAATGTGGCATAAAATCATTGCCTAGAAAGAAGCATAAAAAGATATAGTCATATATGCGATTCTTTTGCTGTTCACTTGTAAGAGGTTCATTGTTATTCATATTCATTGTAATAATATTGGCAAGCTGAGGAATATCCATTAAATATGTTTCATTTGGTTCTAGACTAGCATCAATAGTTTTGATAAATTCAGGCGTCTCTCTAAAAAGAAATAAACGACTGCAAATAGGTAAATGATTAATTGAAAGCATAATAAGATCTGCATCAAGTCCATATATAATTGTGCAATTATCCTTATGTTCCTGTGGATTTTCCCTTATATAATTAAACAGTTTATGCTCACCTTCACCGTGTTCAATTGATGTAGAAACTATTATTTTATTTAATGCAAATTTTTGAAGGAGAGAAGGATTGCTGAAATATTTGTCAATTTCTTGATGCAATTGACTCATAAATTCTGTACCTGGAGTAATTGCAGTAGTATTCCAAACATTTACATTAGGTTTCTTATGTATATTTTTTGATATTTCATTCTGATACCAAGTTTTATACCGACGATTACGTTGTTGTTCTAATTTTGCAACAGGTGCAACACCATCAAATGCAATATATACGCAATTATCAGGACCAATTAGACAAACATATTCTTCAATCTTAGAAATAACTCTTCTAATAATAGTAATATTTGCTCCATTCTCTAATGAGTCAAAGTCAATACCTCTTACAGAATCGTAAATTATAGAATTGCAATCCATATACAAATTATTAATTGTAAAATTTCCTTTATTCAGCTTTTTAATAATATTTGAGTGATTTTTCACAATATACGAAAAATATGATGGTATCCCCATTGTTATTACAACTATATCTACTAATGTGTTTAATACTGTTGATTATATTTTATAATTTGAATAGTTCAAATACTAATATAAATTTAATATAATAATACAAATATAAATAATATGAAGGAGAAAATTGCGAAAATAAATGCATCTGTTTCTCAAAAAGAATTAAATGAAATAATTCCTATAGTGGAGAAAAAATGCAATTTTTTCCAAGATGTTATTCAAAAAACATTGATTAATGTCAAGAAAAATAAAATTCTTAATATTTTAGGAATAAGCGATGTAAATGATTGTGTTAATAACTTAAATAAGATTAGTGAGAATAATTTTAAATTAATGACAAACATAACAAAAATGAATAAAGAAGAAATAACAAATTCTCTCCAAACTATAAATAACGAGTTATCTGTTT